TTAAAATAACGTTTTCTGTCATGTAAGGGTTTTTGTAAACTGTGTAACGGCTGTTAAATTGACCTGCTTTTTGGATACCAAAAGCATATGAACCTTTAGTAACATCACCATCTGAAGATGAAGCAAATCCTGGGATTGATTCAATGATAGTTGCTACTGCTGGGGAACATACTAAGAAATTAGCACCACCTCTAAGAGTCTTTTGGTGGATTTTATTACTTACTTTTTGGAATTTAGTACCTAAAGTTTGGAACCATTCACCTTGTGTATTGTAAAATACGTTAGTTGTATCCCAAGCTGTTTTTGCAGCATTTAAACTATTGTTGTTCTTAGCTGACCAGTACTCATCTGCAGCAGAAGCATCTTTAATCAACATATCTAAGTTTTCAAGATCTATTTCTAGAGCAATATATTCAGACATAATTGATGTTAATTCAGCTTCAGCATCCAATGATTGGTATGCATTTAAATCCTGTGCAAATTCTGGTGTCCATTGTGCTTTCAACTTACGAGTTTTAGCAACAATAGCTTCAGATTTCATTTGGATATTGATTTCTGGAATAGCTAAGTTATCTGTTGATGAAGATCCTGCATTTGGAAATCCTGCACCACTGTTATCTTCAAAATCACCTCTAGCATTGTCTTTTGGAGCTATGTTATAAGTAACATAAACATTTGCTGGGGTTAATGATGCAAAAGATGCAGAAGATACTTGATGAATAAATCTTACAGTAGCTGTAGATTCATTAACTGTAGTTAATGCAGGTAAAATTGTACCTGTTGTAGCAATTGATGCTGAAGTTGCTGTAAAAGCACGTACACCTTTAAAATCAGGATTTGTTGTTCCAGAACCAGTTAATGTACTCATATCAATAGATAATGCAGAGTAAGTAACTCCTGCTGCAATAGATGCAGATAATGTTGGATCATAATTTACATCAGCCCATGTAGCTTTTACTACAGCTCCTGTTAATGATGCGGATTTTTGATTAAGTGAAAATCCAAATCTACCAGCACCGTATAAACCTTGAGAAGGATCTGCTCCAGCTGCTGGGTTTGTATTACCATACATAGATGAAGTTGAGTATACATCTCCACCTGTTCCAAATGATAATTGTTTAGCATCTCCATATTGGAAATCTAAAAAGAATACAAGACCTGAAGGTAGATTCATTGGTTGTACAGACATGAATTCTTTAGTTGATAAAGAACCAAATACTTTACGTACCAATGGAAGAGCTACACCAGCCCATTGTTCACCTGTTCCAGTAGTAAAACTAGCACCACCTGTATTTGTTGATGATTGCTCAGTTACTAACTGTTTTGCTTGGTTTTCGAGGATCATAGCCATGTTATTTTTGTTAACTTCGCTACCAAGTCCCTCTAAGAGACCTGTTTTACCCCATTTTGATGCCATTCTAGCGGCATCGTTCTGCATGTTTTTCCATCCGGAAGCAGAACTTTCGAGTAATGAATTAATTGTTGACATTGTTTTGTTTTTTGTTTTTAATTTATAATTTAAATAATTCCAGCCAATTTTTGCATTCTTAAAAATGCCTCGTTTGACTCTACGATTGGTTTTTTAACGTTAGGTGCCATTGTTCCTTTTGAAGCTCTACCTAGGTTTTCGTTAATAGTATTTTTTGAAACTTTGATTCCCTCATTTAATGTTTCAAATACCATTTTTACTTCACCTACGTTTTTAGCTTTATCAAAAGAACTTAACACTTTTACTTTTTGATTTTCATTTAAAGTTTTAGACTTAAAGATTTTGTTTGTGTAAAGCAATTTAGCATTTAACAAATTGATCTCGTTTAATTCAGACTTTAGAGTTTTAATAGTAGAATAAGCTTCTTCAAGTTCTTCAGACATTGATTCTTCCATTCCATCCATCTTTTTATTAAGATATCCGTACGCTGCCGTAGCTAAACCCATAAGTATACTATAACCTCCTATTTGAGCAAGAATATTCATATCTACTGTTTCTGCCATTTTTGCTGCTGCAGCCATTCCTGAGTCCTTAATAACACCAGCTATAAAGAAAATTGTTCCTACTGCTGAAGCTGATAATCCAATGTATTGTGCAAATCTTGCTATTTTTTGTTTAAGAGTTTCTTCATTTAACGATTCTTCTTCTAATTTTTCGCCTTTTGCTGCTTTGGTTAAATCATCTTTAGTAATTGCTTTATCTGGGTTTTCTTGAGAAAATTTCTTTAGTTTTTCTACGAAATCATCTTCAGATGGGATTTTTCCTTCTGGTATTGAATCTTCTTCTATCCCATAGTCACCTTCCATTTCTTCAATTTCTCTTAGCAATTCTGCTAAATCTACATCTTCTTCGTCTTCTACTTCTTCAGGTTCTATTTCAGCTTCTTCGCTTTCGGAACCAGCTTCAAGTTCACCTGATTTAATCATGTCCGCGATTACATCTTCAATCATTGATTTTAGATCTTCATCTGTCATGTCTTCAAGGTCGATTGGTTCGCCTTCGTCTTCTATTTCTTCTTCATCAGATATTTCTTCTTCTTCAGTTTCTTCAGCTTCGTAAAGTCCTTCTTCCAATTCGTTCTCTTCTAATTCAGCCAAAAGCTCTTCTAAATCAACTTCTTCCATTGTACCTTTTTTATCATGTGTTTCTGAATTTTCATCTTCTTTATACATGTATGTTTCTTCAAAATTGTCCTCTTCGAGGTCGTTCATTTCTTGAAGTTTCATTGATAACATTGACTTAAGTTGAGGTGTGAAGGCTTCTTCTAGGGCTGCTTTTGCGTTTGCTATTGCTGTTTCTTTTACAGCTTTAGCGTCAGCGATTGCTTCTTTAAGCATTGCTCTGTTTGTTGCCATTTTTTTCCTAAATTTAATTTTGTTGGGAAAGTACGTTTATTTAAAAAACGTAATAGATATTCATTTAATTAATACCATATATGTTGAGGGGGATGGTATATTCTAGTATACGTATGTATAAGATTATTAAAATCGCAGTTTAAAATAAAGGACAAGTTCCTTTTGCGCAAAGAATTTCGGTAATAATTGAGTTGGTTTTTGAATATGGGTCTAAAAATGTAGTACGTGATTCATTTAATGCACCATTTTTCATCCATGAGTCTGGATTTGAAGGATTTGAGACTAAATCCCATGTTAATAGTTCAAAATCATCTTGTACCTCCATTACTTCACCCATTTGTTTTAATGAGCCCATTCCACGAGAGGAAATACCAATAACTAAACCATTTTTAACTAATGCTCCCGCAATACGACCTGATGTAGTGCCTTTATCTCCCATGTCACAAAATATTTCTACTTTGCCATGGATTTCATCTCCAACCCACCATAAATCACGAACGGCATGAGATGCATTTTTTAAATTAATTACTTGGGAATCGGGGTGGTCTAATTCACCTACAGTTTCTGTAGATTTTTGTTTAATTTTATTTTGAAAATTTTCAATTTCACGATCCCATAACTCTTTTTTATAGTATCTTCCATTACCATTTTTTACTTCAACAGTAGCTAAAATACCTTCAACAAATACATTACCACCATTACCCATTCCTTCAATTAAGCGAACTGGTTTTGGGGTAAATTGTCTGGTTTCTATTAAGAGTTCTTTGTTCATATTATATATCAAATTCTAATCCTGGGTCGTATCCATCTAAGTAATCTAGAATAGATGATTTTTTATCAAATGGATATTGACCTGCAATGTCTTCCATGTCTTGATTTGTTATGTTTCCCTGTTTTTTATAAATATTATTATACTTATTAGTAATTCCCTTTATAGTTTGTGAATCTAATTCTTTATCTTTAGGTTCATCTTCTTCAAGATTAATTTTTGCCATTTTTTCTAAATTAGTAAGCATATCTTTTGTATATCCTAATCCTTTATTTAAATCGTCTGATGGGGGGGCTTCGTTTAATTCTATTTCATCAATTGGACCATCTTCATCAATTACCTCCTTACGTGGTGATTTTGCTTTACCTTTATGCATCATTTTCTCTAATTTAGCTTTTGCTTTTTCTAGTGATTTGATGTCTTTTGAAATTTCTTTAACTTTTTTAGCGTCGGTAAGATCTTTTAAATCTTCATCTTCATCTAATCTAGAAATTTGAGTTTGCTTTTTGTCAATTAGGGCTTGTACTTTTTCTAATTTAGAAGCAATGATTTCATGTTCTGCTTCTTTATTGATAGCAGCCAATTCTTTTTCAACGCTTTCTTTTAATGATGTTTTAGGTAATATAGATAACTCGGCATCAATCATCTCACGAATTACTTTACGTAATTTAGATTCTTCGTTTAATGTTCCTTTATTTCTATCTTTTATAATTTTATCAATTGCATTTGGTCTACCACCAAAACCCTTAACACCTTGACCATTTAATATGTATCTTAATTCATCATCTGATATTGTAGGATCATTGATTTGTTTAGAGTATTTCATTAGCAATATATTTTCAGATCTATTATCCATATCTTTGCCTAACTCTTCAGATGATCGTTCGAATGGTTTATAATCAGGGTTTGATAATGGTCTTGATAATATATCTCTATCGTGGATACCTTCATTTAAATCACCATATCCAGATGCTTTATATTTTCCTTTAGGTTCTTTAGGTTCACCTAAACCGGGATGATCTACTGAATAACCTAAACCTTTAACTCCAAATTGGCCATCTTTTGTATAAAAAATTGGATCTTTTTGTAAGTTTTTAAATACCATGTCTTTTAATTCTTGCATGGTTTTATCTACATTTTTAGGGTCTTTCATTTCCGTATAATAACCCGTCATAATTTGATCAAATATCAAGTTATCAGGATTTTTATCATCTTTATAATCAAAGTTATGCTCTAAGTCTTTTTCTACTTGTTTTGATGTAGCTTTTAATTCAGCTTTTTCATCTTCTTCTTGTTTCTTTTTAGCTTCTGCTAAAAAGTTTTCAAATGCTAACTCATATGATTCCTTTTTTTTAGGTTCAAATGGTGAATTAACAGCAGTTAATCCAATTACATTTTCAGCAATTATATTTTTAGTTTTAAGACAAGATGATGCTTCCTCAAAGGTAGCTGCGTTGCGTACAATATTTGGGAATTGACGTTTTGCATCTGCAAGGAAAACTCCTTTATGTCCTTTACCTTCTTTAATCAATAAATACTGGTCTTGTAGTGTCTTTTTCATTTTTATTTACTTAATAGTTCTTTTGCTTTTTTAATATATTCTAAGGCCATTGATGTTGGTTTATATATACTAAATTGGCCTGGGTTTGATGTATAATATTCTATGGTTTGGTTTTTCGCGTTTGAGATAAGAGAATTTAGTTCATTCTGTATTTCATCAAATTCATTTAATCTTGCTTCTTGAAATTTTTTAACATCTGTTTTTTCTTTTTCTTCTTCCCAAAGTTGTTTAACTTGTAAACCAGATCCTTTAATTTTATTAGGTACAGGTTTATAACCTAATTTGTAGTAATATTTAGGTGGTTTTGAAGTTTTAGAAAAAGCAAATGGGGTAGCATATGTTTCACCACTTCCCGCACTAAAAGAAGAACCGCCTTGATTAGTAGCGGACATTTCTTTTAATTTTTTTCTAATTATTTCTTTAAGATTACTCATTTACAGTTTCTAATTCATTAATTAAGTCATAATACTGTAACAAATCAACTAAATCATTATCTGTAATCTTAGCATTTTTCAATGGTGGTGAAATAATAGATATAATTTCGTTAATTTTAATTTTTGTAACTTTATTTTTTGTTTTTTTATTTAAATCAGCTAATTCTGTTTTAATTTCATTTATTTTATTAGTATAAAATTCTTTTAAACGAGAAGTATTATCTACTGATGTAATATATTCTTTTAAGATTGTTTTTTGATTGGTATGTAACGTATCGTATTTTACATTAAAGCTCTCTAATAACATTTTATATGCTATAAAACGAACATCTTTATCTGATTTTTCAAATTCACTCATTACTTCATCTTTAATTTTAGTTGATTTAATTTGAGCAGCTGTTAAATGCTCTAATATAGTAACTTTATTGTTGATGATTTGTTCTGGGTCTATTTGGTTTGTTGAATTAGATATTTCTAGTAATGTATAGAATGCAGCGTGTACTTTATAGTTGGGTAATTTATGGTTAAAAAATTCATTTAAATCGTAATGATTTTGAATTTCTTTAATTAAATTGTATTTTTGTCTTTTAATAACACCTTTATTTAAAGATTTAGATGAATCTAGCAATGTATTAGTAATAATATTTGCTTTAGTTTCAGTTAAAGATGTTTTTTTTAATAGAGTTTCATATAACTTGTACTCACGACCTAATTCCGTTTTAACGAAATATTTTTTAAGTATATTCGTTGCCTGTGAATCCTTACTATCTAATGTATCATTAGTGATTTGGCGAATTAAGAGCTCAAATAGGATACCAGTATTTTTATACTTGGAATGATTAATTTGCATTCTATTATATTTGTTTATTTATAAATATATGGAGCTTATTTACTCTCGTATCTGTGATTCATCTAATAATGAATTTCCTTTAATATCAGCTTCAAAAATCATTTGTTTCTTTTGATTTTTAATATCATTAAACATTTTAGAATTTTTATTTCTAGTGGTTTTTGTTTCTAGCGCCAATGGAGACCCACCTTGATATTTTGGTTTAGTTGAATCTGATTCATCGTTATCTTTTTTCATACCTGATGCTCCAATTCGGTCTTTGCCAAAAGCATTATCTTGAGTATTTCTATCAGTTACCTTTTCTGCTGGTCTGCCTAAAGTTTCTTTTTCATCGTATCCAACAGGAACTTCACCATCTTCATATCTACTTCTACCATATAGGGAAGCTAAATCATGTGGTGTTCCATAAGATTTACCTGTTTCTAATGGATCATTACCTTCGTTTTCAATTTGAGTTATTCTAAATTTACGTTTAGCATCTTGAATAAGTAAGTCTCTGTTTTCATCGTATTGATCTTCACTTAAGTGGAATATATTTTCATATATCCAATCTGTAGACATAATTTTTTGCTCTATCATTTGAGCAGCTAGATCTACTTTTTCTTTTAGTAAAGCAACTCTTTCTTGATCGTAAATAATTGAAGGGGTTGTTAATGAAAGAGTAAAATTAGTTAAACTTTCATCTGTGTATCCCTGCGCGTATAAATGTACTAATGCGATTTTAGTTAATTCAGACACCATAATGCG